TCGCCAGCCGCTTCGCCCGTCAGATCGTCAATTGAAATGTCGCCTGCCGCGCCGACGTAAAGAGCGCGGCACGTGCCGAGTGCTAAATCAGTGGAGTCGTTCGGAGTGACTGCGCGAGTTGCGCCGCTTGAGTGTGTTGATGTTTGGATTGGCATAATGTTGTATTAGGTTATTGGATACGTTTTGTAAAGATCGTTATGCTTTGAATCCCGTGTTAGTTATAGCCGAGCCACCCGACAGCGTTATATCTGCTGCATCAAAGGCGTGTGTCTGATTGAGTATGCCTTGGATGTAAACTGTCTGTGCCGATGGTGCGTCGATTGAGACGCCACCTGCACCCGTGATGATTCTAGGGTTATGGAGTTGAACGTTGCCCGTAACGGTAGCCCCGTAGGAGATGCCCTTAGACGAGGCTGTGGTGTTTACAAATGCGCAATTGTTGGCGATGAATGTGCCAGACCAGCTTGCAGCAAACTCAACTACGTCTCCACCTGATTCGGTGGATTCGATTCGGGAATTGTTTATGGTTAGCGAGCCTGAGCTAGTTAAGTAGATTGGAGGGAAAGAAGTTCCGTCGTGTGAGTTGTTGGCGTTGTTAATGGTCTGAGTTCCACCAAGGCATAGAATAAAAGTCCCAGCGTTACCCACCGTTTGTGTTCCACCATTGCATCGAATATAAGTCCCCGCGTTACCTGCTATTTGAGTTCCGTTAGCGCATTCAATTACAGTTCCAGCGTTACCCGCTATTTGAGTTCCGTTAGCGCAATAAATATAAGTCCCAGCGTTACCTGCCGTCTGGGTTCCGCCATCGCATTGAATATAAGAACCAACATCTCCCTTGCAGACCACATTTGCGCTTGCGTTACGGACTCTAAAATTCCCGCCAATATCGCCGTCAATCGTGAACGTAAATGCTCCTATGACATCAAAGCTTGGGCTAATTGCACCCTGCTCGATTGTCAAGTCCACACCATCTTTACCGCCTAATGCTGACTCTGCCGAATAGTCACCAGCAAATACGTGTATCGTGTCTCCGCTAGTTGCTGCTGCAAGTGCTGCTGTGCAAGTCAGAAATGGATTACCAAAATCATGAACGTCTAGTCCTGTCCGAGTGTCGGTTCCGCTCTTCGCTACAAATATCACGTTGGAGTAAATGATTTCTGACAGCACGCCTAAAGCCGTGGCCCAAGTCGCCGAGCTAAAATTGCCATTGGAATTAGGATTTGCCGCGAACTCGTCAAGCGCGTCCGGCAAGTCTGCCGCCGGAAATGCTGCCGCCGTCATGCCCGAAGAAGCGACGCGGCAAGGCACGCGTGCCAGCGCATCGCCGTCAACTGATACTTCTAAGATAAAATTGCCATATGGATCGTCTGCGACTGCTTGCGCGAGGCGTGCAGTGTTTGCGTCCAGCGTGCCGCTAAATCCGCTTGTGATTGTGGTCCATGAGCTAGTGTAGATCGCTGGCTGCCGTCGCACCTCGACGACTTGCTGCGCTCTTGTCGTGGCTGTGCCTGTGACTGATGCGCTCGGCGTGACTGTCGATTCAGGCGTGAGGTCAACTGAGTTTGCCGTCAACGTGGTTCTAGCCCCGACTGTTCGCCAAATTAAAGAATATAGCGAATCGCTGATTTTGTAAACATCAACGAGAGCGCCGTCCGGCCCGGTGCCAGCATTTAGCGCGTTTAAGTAGTCCTCGACTGCGCTGCCGCTTGCTCCATATGGAATCGCGCTCGTGACTGCCGCCCCTGCGTCAGTAATAGTAAACGAGCCGCTTGACGGCTTTGCGCCGGGCTTCGTGATCGAGACTTTGACAGACGCCGCCCCTGATCCACTGAGCGAGTCATATGTGCCGTTGCTTTTGACGAGATACAGATTGATGTCTTGCGTCTCGCCTTCGACGATTGTCCACATTGGGACGGGTTGCCGTGGTCGAGTTAGGCCCGCGACTACTGCGGTTTCGATGCTTCCTGCGTCGGTGTTAATAAATAGATCGCGGCTCATTTGTATTCAGATTGTTGATACGTTGCTCAGATTGTCAATTTGATAGTTAGAGCGGCAGGCCCGTCGTGGCGCTATACATTGGCGTGCCGTCTTCTTTGGCGTAAGGCCACCATGCAACCGGTTGCATGGTGAAGTCGGTGATACTCGTTGCAATAGGGGACAAATAGAGTTTGCAACTCAGCGAACTGCCACCCGCCAGTTTAATTATTAAGTCGGCCAGATAAGTGAGACTGCCCGCCGCAAGTGTATTTGCGAAATCTCCAGTTAAACCATCGTCAGCAAAAAGCTCAAAGCGAAGATTCAACCAAAGCTCGCCTGCTGCGTCGGTTGGCGACGATCCAGTAAATGCGACTTGTAGATTAGATTCACAGACTGCTTCAATTTCATCGCCTGTCGTGCCATTGACCAAAGATTTAATTCCGAACTTCGGCGCTGCTGAATATCCACCGGTCGTGTTCTGGTAAAAGCTAAGTCCGAAAGGAAGAGAAGTTGCAGCAGGATTGAGATCGCCACCATTACGAGGCATCGGAGTCCCTAGCCACATTGCTTCTTCAGAAATGAAATCTCGATAGTCGATATCAGTCACTCCCGCGACATTAACTGTGTATTCTGTGTCGAGAGATGCGCGATCAATGTCTTCATCATTTGCGCAGACGAGGAAAGTTCTTTCAGAAAAATCGAAGTCACTTGATTCATTGATGCTCGACGCGAGCTTTGTCGGTGGCGCTGCTGTGATCGCGCTGATGACTCGATCCGTGCTTCCGTCGATTGCGGCAGTGAATCCACCACCATCAAAGCGAAAGTCACGAATTTGATAAACGATTTGATGCAGCTCTTCGAGCGTGACTTGCAAAGGATAAGCAGTTCCATCTCCACATTCAACTTGACCTGTCACCGGAGTCGTCTTCACGCCTTTGATGTATTTGACCTTTGGCTCGTTGAGCGAGACAGCGAATCCGTTTTTAATGACGGCCCCTTTGCGCTTAAAATGTATGCGCTCTCCCATTATGCCGACCCTCCTGCGAAGATTGGGGCGTAGTAAAACTGTCCAGAAGTGAACGCTTCAACTAGCTCGGCGTTTCCTGATCGGTGTTGGAGAAGAACGCCGCCGCTGACTTCTGCTATGAGGGTTCTGTGAAATTCAACGTATGTGCTGCCGCTATCAAACGTAATCTCGTTTTGCGAAGAACTTGTGACTTCGAGCGTAAATGGAGTCGTCGCGTCGAGAACTCCTGCGCTCGACTGTTTGAGTTTTATATATGCGTAAGAGCCTGAAGTCGAGCCAAGTGCTGATACCGCTGTCGCGGCATTCGCTATAACATAGCGGCCTGCTGAAATGGCGATGCTTCCAGCGTCGAGCGTCCCGGTAAACGGCAAAACGCTTGGAGTCCCTGTGGCTACTGCGGATGGATCGGAATTTAATTTTAGAATTGACGACTTCTCCCCGACTTCGAGCAGCTCAGCTGTGCCGGCTTCGCCGTCCGAGTTAGCTTCGACACGAGCTATTGTCTGATTAGAGAGCGCGTTTACGCGGGCGATGAGTTCGGCGATGCTTTTACGCATCGAGCGCCAGCCGCGTGATAAGTCTTTGATGTTTTGCATTATCTAGCTTGTATCTCGTATTTTTGCACCTCGAATATGTTGCCCATATATCTGAGTGGTGTGTTGCGAATGACGAGCCAATCTTTCGCCGTGATGCTTGCAGTGTATTCGGCGAAGGTTGGCGAAGTATCTTCGCCTCGCACGTAAGGCACGACTTTGCTGGCACCAGTCACTTGGAATATTGCGCTGAAGGTAAACGTCTGTCCGACTTGATATGTATGCGTGACGCGCACCGGCGACTGCTCGGCTGTCGGCGGTCGCTGTATGACATAACTGTTGTTGATGAGTCCGGGGAATTCTTTGATTTCGGAGCCGACAACTTCCGTCCATGTGCCGGGGACAGTCGCAAACTTTCGAGTAAATTCGACGATCCCGCCGTCAGAATATGAGTGGCCAAAGTCGCCAACAAAAAACGCGTTTGCGTTTGCCGTGAATGGCAATGCTATGACGCCTGCTGCTGCTGCGGTTGTCATTGCTGTGCCGATTGTGACTGCCGTATAAGCGGAGACGTTCACCTTGCAATTCATGCAGTAAACTTTCGCCGTAGGAACGCCCTCCTCTATGAACGGGTATTCGATCCAGCTCTCTTCTGCGCGAGCCGTATTAAAGGCGGTTACGTTGTATGGAATGCTCATCCTTTAAGTTCCTTTTAGCTCCTTTTCGATTGATTTTAATATATTCGTGTGACGTTCAAGTTCTTTGTCTTTTTCGGACCTCTCGGCTTCCGGGCCGCCGCGAAGCCCGGACTGTAATTGTTCTTCGGTAAAGTTGCCTACTCTCCACCCGTCTTTGTATTTATTAAAAGTGCCATCTGCGTTGCGGGCGAATCGCATATCTTTTCCGAGAGACTTTGCGTAGGCGTTTGCAGCGCGTCGTAAATCCGCCCCTGTTAGTTCTCCGAGTTTCGTAGCCACCGAACTGTAGTTTCCGCCGCCATCACCGCCGCCATCGCCGCCGCCAGTTGATCCACCGCCGGTTGATCCGCCACCTCCTGATAACTCAGCTTTGATCTGTTTGTTTGCTATGATGATCGCCTCGCGCTTGGTCGCGCCAGTTTCATTCATTATTTCGAGTATGCGCTCGGCTAGTTTTATTCGATTTCTTAGTGCCTCAGCCAATGCGTCTTCCCCTCGCGTCTCCGCTTTGAGCGCGGCAAGCTTCATGTCCATCAGCTTTTTTTGCCACTCTAGATCGCCGCCATCGCCGCCGCCAGTTGATTCTTTCTCAGCTCTATTAATATTTTTTACTAAATTTACCGCTTTTAGGAGGGAAATTTCGTATTTGTTTGAAATCTCAATTGCTTTTTTCATCGACTCAATTTTCGATTCAAGTTCTTCTGCTGCTGCTTTTTCTCCCTTCGCCCGAAGCTGTAACGCTTCAAGCTCTTTGCTGTTTATGAATCGCTCGCGTTCAATGTCTATCGCATCTTTAACCTTTTTGTAGTATTCTTTTATTTGATCCTCTAGAGATTTAATGGCAGTCTCTTGATCATTGATTGATCCTGTCGTTTTATCAATTGCTTCAGTGACCGGCTTTTGTGCATCCGCAACGCCTTCAGCTGCTTTTTCCTTCTCTGCTAGCATTCGTTTTTCTTTAGCTATTATTACATCCTGCTCTCTTACAAATTTATCGGTGTGTTTATTGATGGCTCCTTTCCATTTATCGAACCATGAATCTGGAATGACAGGGCTAAAGGCAAGGAGCTCAACTGTCACGTTAGCCATAAATTGAGCCAGCCGAAGCCCTATTTTTTTTAGTTTTGCCTCTAGCCCAATACCGCTAATCAGGTCAGCTACGTAGATCGTAGACTTATTCTTGAACCGCTCAATCGTGTCAGAAGCTTTGTCTAGCGCCTTCTGAGTTTGCTCATCCATCACGCCATAAGCCTTTTTAATATCTTCAGCCATTTTGCCGTAGCCATCTTTGTCGAGTCGCTTGAATACTTCGATCAGGCGCGGTGCGTTACGCTGTCCGAAGATTTCAATTGCTGCCGTCAGAGCGCCTTGCTTATCCTTTGCTCCAGCAATCGCTCGACCAATAGTCTCAAACTGTTCCTCGGGCTTCATTGCTCTAAGGTCTTCAACATTAAGGCCAAGTCGCTCAAAAGCTCGCACGTATGTAGTCAGCCCCTCAGAGCCTTGGACTACGGCTTTTTGCATTACAAGGATGGCTTTCTCCATGCTCTTTGCCTCGCCGCCAGCATCAAGTAAAGCGCCTCGAAAGACTTGAAATTCCTCCGTCGCGAAGCCTGTCGAAATCGCAATATCCGACAACTCAGAACCGAGCTTGATCGCGCTTCGCGAAAGCATAACGAATCCTGCCGCCGCCGAGGTAAGCCCGATCTTCGTGAGTTTGTTTGCAACGCCGACGACGCCCTTGCCAAATCGACTGAGCGACTTTTTCGAGCGTTGCATACCGCGCTCGAAGCCCGACGAGTCGAGTCCGAGCCTTGCGTTAATATCAGCTTTGGCCATTGTTGTTGAGTTGGATTAAGATTTCACGTTTGATTGAGCGGACGGATTCCGGCTCAAGGGTTTTGTATTCTGGCAACGTCGCGATGCGGATCGCAGTCTGCAGTTGTAGAATCTGGCAGAGCGGCCAATCGAGAACGCTTTGCGGTGCTTGCCCGTATCGGTGCGCCACTTCGTCAATCGCGCTCACGATTCCCTCGGTCGCCGGAAACTTGTTTGATCGCGAGACGCCAGAGCCGCCAGTCGATTGCTCAATTGCTAGAGTCTCAAATGCGGCGTTTAAATGCTCTGTGGCGTCGCCATATACTTCAAGCGCGTCCTTAGACTCGACTGCTTTCTTAATCGCTTCCTTACGTTGTTTTACGTCGCCACCGATTAAATACTCGGTTGAGTTGCGCCAAATGTAATTTAGCAAGTCATTTACTGTCAAATCGTCGCCAGTAAAGAGCGCGTTCTTCGCAAGTCGCAAGTCGATCCATGCGCGTGCCGTCAATGGCTTGACTGCGACGCCTGCGATCTCGTCAGCGTGGCCGACGCTCGACCAAGCAACAAGTCGCGCCTGCGTGATGCGGGCTTTTTCTTCGGCAAGTTGCTGTGCTAGTTCGTCAATCATTTTGGATAAAAAAGCCCCGCCCGCACGTGGGCAGGCGAGGCTAAACTATGAACCATGAAAAAAATTACTTATCGGCCTTTGGCTTGGTTAGTTTCTCAGCTGCGCCGCGCTCGATGAGCCATTCGGCTACGCCGTCAGAAACTTCGACGATATCGCCTTTTTTACAAGGCTCGCCAGCGATGAACTTTGCGCATGTCAGTTTGATTTTCATATAATTAGGCTTGGTAAGATACTAAGATCGCGGTCATCTCGAACGTGTCGAATTCGTCTTTGTCGCGAGCTACGGTCACGTCCTTGACAACGAGCGTCGAAGCTGTGCCGCTGCGGTCGTAGTCGTGAGTGAACTCAGTGCCTACGGGCGGAAGAACGGTCGCAGCCAAAGCGCGTTGCAACGTGTAGCTGACCTCGATTTGATCCGAGCCAGCGCGAAGCATGAAGTCAGCGCGGTCGCCATTGGCGTCGGTGCGACTAATTATGCGGTTTTCTTTCGATGCCCCAGATACGGAGTCTGCGATGTAAGCGATAGCGTCGATAGTTACGGTTTCAAGCCCTTGACCGAGGCTTGCGGTTGTTGAATATGGAACTGACATGATTTGAGTTGGTTATTGGTTTGAGGTTTGTATTCAGATTACAACTACACCCAGGCAGTTGGCAAGATTGAAAATTGAGAGTCAAAGGTCAGCGTCGTCTCGTCGTAGATGCCATCTACTGAATGACTTGTGCCGCTTGGCCTAAAAAACTGGATCGCGTAGTATTCGAGATACGTTTCGAGCGCCGAGCCTTTCGCTTGCGATAAGCTCACGACTTGGCGAACAAGAGCGACAAGCTCCTGGTGTCTCGATCTTAGCCCCTCTGAAATATCGCCTCCATCATCAAAGCGTTTTGTGCGAACGATGAACTCGAACTCTGCCGCGTATTGATCGTATTCAGGTTTGTCTCCGCCTGCAGGTGATGGATTGTAGTGGCCAGTCACTGCGCCTGTCGTCATTGTGACGCCCGTATAATCATCAGGGAGCGTCTCAAACTGAATCGACTGCTCGCACTCGACGAGGTTCTCAGCGAGCCAGAGACGCAGAGCGCCTTCGATGTTTCCTTCAAAGTTGTAAAGTTCGGCTAGGCTCGCGGCTGGCATATCTGTATCCATAAAATGGATACGCTGATTTGTCAATTCATTATCGAAGCCCAGCTTTACGCGCCGCTTCTGGAGTGAGCTTCTTCAGTCGCTTCTCCATCAATATCAACCGATTTCGCTTAATCATCGGCAGTAGACGCTGCGCCGACTGTAATCCCGCCGAACTAGCCTTCATTACTGCATACCAGGAGCCATTTAGCTTTGCCATTCGACCAGAGCCGCGAGCCGTTCCTCGGTGATTTTTCACCCACTTCGGCACGTTCTTAATTCGCTTCGGATCAATCGCTGATGCGGCTTTCGCTGGCGCGGCTTTCGCCATGCCGACGCGATCAGATAGCCGAATAAATACTGAGTCCCAAATCTCTTTCGTTATCCACATTACCTTTCGAGACTTCCATCGCCCTATGTCCTTAGAGTTGCCGCCTTTCATTTTTCCTTGCACTCGCCCATCTGATCGGCGCATAGATTCGTGGAAGTCCAGCGCTTCGCCCACTGAGTCGTAGTTTATGTAATCAACATCCACTAAGTAAGGCACTCCCGCTTTAGTTCTAAGCGTTCGGTTGATATTTCGCTTTGATTTGGTGACTTTATGTAAAAACTCTAGATAGCCGCGCTCACGGATTCTGAAAATGATTCCCATGTCTGCGATTATCGCGTTTCTACCTGCATCCTTGTCTGCCTTCGTGCCCATCGTAGCTCGTCCGAATGTCGGAAGTTTGCCCTTTGAGTATGGCGGCGTGAACTTTGCTACGTCGCGCATAAAGAATCCGCCCTGCTCCCGGACAAACTCCTTTTCGTCAATGTTCATGCGCTTGGCGAGATCGCGAATCTTCTTTTTAAAGATCGCGTCGTCCATCGTGATCATTTTCTTAGCCATCGCGCTTAGTTTCGTTCTGCGCCGTCAATTCGACGTTGCCTGTTGACATATTGACTTCAGTAATGATGAAAATTTCGCTGGTATTGATTCGCGTTAGTCGCTGTGTCTTCTTCGGCGTGACGCTTAGTGCAAGATCCGGAATGACGAGCTTGACTGTCGGTTCAGAACGCTCGCCGTGCTCGGTCAAGTCCCAAGGGTTAATCTGCTCGTAAAAGATCGCGTTGACGGTCTGACCGCTTGCGAGCTGGATAGGCTCGCCCATGATGTCGGCTGCTTCGCTGTTCGCGTTTTCGAGGAAGGTTTCAAAGTTGCTCATGTTGTATTAGGTTATTGGATACGCGCCGAAAATCAAGACGCAAAAAAGCCGTCACCCTTTCGAGTGACGGACTCTCTATACTACCTTAAAAGCCGCTATTAAACTTAAGTAGCGATCAGGCCTTTTTCGCGCAATACCGCGAGGATGCTATTTACTGCGGTTCCTGCGGTCGTGCCGTCTGCTGCTGGTGTAATGTCGGCGATTGCCGCTACTTGATCGGTAGGAGTCGCACCGTGAAAGGCAACGAGATCAGTCGATGCTTCTCCGATTAAAACTCCGCCGTCTTGAGCGCCGCCGCCTGTGATTATATTTTTTGCCATGATTTTATTATTTGATTGTTAGTGTTAGTCAGCCTTCTTGACTGCCTTCTTGACTGCCTTCTTGATTTCAGGTTTCTCGGTTTTACCCTCGAACGATTTGCCCAGGATCAACTTATTCGCGACCTTGAACTTTTTATTACGAACCCGGCCAGAGCCAGAATCCCAAAGCTCGCAAGTGCCGCTTTTAGGCGTGAGAGTTTTGAACTCCGCACGCGCTTCGGATGCACTTGCAAACCATTTGAGGATAGGCGCTTTTGCGCCGTCCTCGTTTATGATTATGATTGAACTTCTCATCGGGATTAGGCGCTTACGATGCGTTTGATAGCGGCAGGGTTGCCGAGTGCATAGCCGTAATTAATTTCAAGAACTCGATTAGTCGTGTCAGTGTCTGGGTTAGTCCACTCGCGATAAACGAGAGTCAAACCGCTGACCGGATCTGTGAACGTCTCGAAGTTGATGACGCCGGATGGATCTTCGGGGACGAGAACGCGGGATGCCCAGAGTATAGCGTCAGGGTTAGCAGCGAAGCCGACAAGGTTTTCGCCATTGGCAGGAATCAACGTGGACTTGAAGCAGTCGAAGCCACCTACGCGAGACACGATGCCGCTCTTGATAGCGCCGTCGCCGCCATATGCAGATGCGTCGTTGATCGACGTGTCCTTGAGCATGTTGCCGTAATAAGTCTCCTTTAGTATCAGCGAGCGCATGAACTCAGGCCAATCGGCAGTGTCACAAACAACGCTCAGGTCAATTACATCGTCCGAGTCGAAATTTGTAGCAAGCGAAGTGAGCCCAGCCGCGCCAAAGTTGGCGGCAGTGATCGGGCTCCAGATGTCTTGCAGGAATGCTTTTGCGAGTTGGTTCGCCTTGTTGTCGATGAACATTTCGCCAGCTAGCTGGGGATTGTCAGCAAGTTCGGCAGTAGTTAGACCCCAAGAAACGTATTTGCGCTTGTTGATGGTGATGTCTTTGCCTTCCGCGTTTGCGTCTTGCATGGTATAAGAACCCGCGAAGTCTCCCGCAGCGTCTTGAGACGATACGAATGGAACCTTTACGACTCCACCGCGTTGCACGGTTTCGTCAGAAAAGTTATTTGAGAAGCGATTCGCGGGGGTAATTTTCGCGACGAAAGCCTCAAAGATACGCTGCGCTAGCAACGTATGGGCCATGTTGGTTATTGTGTTAGCCATTTGATTTTATTGGTTTGGTTGTGGATTATCGGTTGGATTTGTTTTCTTTTTGAAGTGTCGCGAGATGCTTTTGACGGAACTGATCGCGCTCTTTAGGCGTTTTAAGTTCGCCGTATTGCTCGGTAATACTCTTGCCGCTTGGTGCGCTTTCGTCGTTCTCAGGTTCGGCGATTGCCCCCTGAGTTTGAAGCCCTACGATCTCAGCGGCTTGAGCTGCGACGGCTTGCGCGGTGACGGCTTCGGCTGCTTCAAGTTCGGCTTTGTGATCTGTATTCATTTTCTGAATACGATCATTAAAGTCTGTTACTTGATTTTGCAAGTCAGAAATCGTGACGGAGTTTTCAGCGAGTGCGTCGCAGTTGCTTGCGTTTTCATTGTTGAGTGTTTCAACCTCGGATTTGTGTTTCGATTGCAGACTCGCGACGATCTTTTCAATCGGCAGAGTCGTTTCAGCTTTAGCGGCCACGGCTTGCATGTCAGCAAGCGACGCTGCGGCTTTCATGCCAGTCTCGATGTGGTCAATGAAGCCAGCTTCGAGTGCTTCGTCAGCAGTCAGCCAAGTCGTATCGTCCATGAGCGCAGTCAGTTCGTCAGCGTCGTAGTTGCTGCGCCCGTATGCGTTCACGATTGCAGACTTCATCTTGTCCATCAGGTCGGCGTCTTTGCGCAGTTGCTCAGAGTCTCCGATGCTGACAGTCCAAGGGTTGTGAATCATCAGCAGCGCGTTGTCAGCCATGACGATTTCATCGCCAGCCATTGCGATGACAGATGCCATCGAAGCGGCGAGGCCGTCAATGTAAACAGTGACGCTTGCTGCGTGACGCTTGAGTGCGTTAAAGATTACGTTGCCTTCGATGATACAGCCACCGGGCGAGTTTACGCGGAGGTTGATTGTTTCGACTTCGTTGAGGCTTTCAAGCGACGCGATAAAATCGTTCGCTGTAACGCCCCATCCGCCGATTTCGTCGTAAATATAGATTTCGGCGTCAGAAGTCGAATTGCCTTCGGCGTCAGTTTTTTGCTCCATTGCATACCAGTTATTGGGTTGAGTTTTCATTGTGTTTTTCTTTAGTGGTTTTTGTAGTTGGCTCATCCTCATCGTCAGCCTCCTCGACTGGGATCGGATCGCCGGGCTTGGCTAGTGTGCCGAGGTCAGAAACCTCGATGTTAAATTCTGCTGCGATGTCTTGGCGCAAGACGACGTTCGCCGCTAGCTTGCGCAACATTTCTTCGTAGTCCATGCCGCGAGCTTCGACGATACTGTCCTCAGTCGTGAGTCCAGCGCGTAAGTCTTCGATGTCAGCTTTGCGCATGCGCCCTTCATCGACCGTAAAGTTCGCGGGCTTTGTAAAGCCGATCTTATACCAGTCCTCGGGTAGATCATAAGTGCCTTGCTTGGCGCGTTTCGCGATCACGTAGAGCGCAGCTCGTTTCATTGCCGACTCGATCACTTCGCAGCGTGCCGCGATTGATTTGTTTATGTCAGCCGCGAAGCCGCGAACGCCAGCGCCGCCGATAGCGGAACTGTCCAACATTTCGCGACGCCAGCCCATTGCATAGAACGCAGAGCTTTCGACGAGCTTGGTAAAGTTTAGCCATTGGTCAGACGGTCGCGCCGATTCGTGCGCTTTGAGTGAGCCGCCATTCTTGATGTAGCGAATCATGCCGCTGTCCATAAGCTGCGTCTGCATACGCCCGCCGCCGCTTGGAGATGGATTGACAATTGAGTTGCCCATATCGGCGCGTCCGGTCTCGTTTGACTCAACCATCGTGAGCGCAGAATTGACTTTCTGACTGATCTTCTCCGCGTCGCGTGTCTCGCTTAGGTCATACCAGTCGAGTATTGCAGCGGCGATTGACGGTTGCCCGCGCCCTTGAGAAAACCATTCATAGTCGGTAACGTGGATGACGCCATTGGCGGGCACGTCTTGAAAGCCTGCCGCGCGTGAATCGTCTTTGAAGCGATACGCGAGCGGCTGCATGAAGTCATCGACGATCACGCCAGAGAAAATGCGACGCCCTTTATATTTGCCTTCTTCGATGTGAGTCTTGCCTTGCATCTCAAATGCTCCGCACCGGTGCGCTTCAAGATATTGCAATTTAGGAAAGCCACTCTTTGGGTCTTCTGAGAGTAGAATGAAAAAGTCGCCATCTACATCGAGCGTCTTCGAGCCGAGCCATGCTGACTTGCGAAATGAGAAGCCCGCGCCGCGCTGGTCGAGCATTCTGTCAATCTGAGCAAAGTCCTTTTCAACTGCTTCGGCGAACGCTCTGTCTTTCGAGTAGCTTTGCATTCTCCATGAACCGCCGTAAACGTAGTTCGCCTTCTGTTTCACTGCGCCGCTGACAGTCGAGAATGCTTGGTAGATGTAGCGCGAATCACCGAGAAGCATCTTGTGGCGATTCTCTACGATCAATTCTGCGATGTCGCGAGCGAGTTTTCCGCGCCCGAACCTGCGTTGATCGTCCATGCCTCCGGGGTAGAACTCATTTGAGCCGCCGCGCCCCCAAAATGACTGCCAGCCCGTTTGAGTGGCTTGCTTGATGCGCGGTAAAAGTTTGATCGAATTGACTGCCATGCTAATATCGACTCCCTGCGTTCTGCGCAAAGCGTGCGCGTGTGACGTTGGTTACTTGATCATCTGCATCGAGAACGAATGCCTCAAGTTCGGCGTCGGTCATTTGAATACCAGTTGCGCCGCCAGTCGTGATTATCTTATAAAGCGAGCGAAGATTTTCGACGAACTCAGAAGCCGACCAGCCGGGCGGCAGTTCGTAGGAAAAGGTTTTGCCTGCCACCGATGCGTTGATGATTCGCGCTCCGCCTCGGCTCTGAGTTTCGTATTCGCCGAGCGCGAGCGTCTCGATAAGCGCGAGCGTTTGCGCCACGTCCTTGCTGGCTTTGATCCAGATTGCGAATAGTAGAGACCTCATTTGTATCCACAAGTTGGATACAGAATGCGGGTTTGTCAATTTGCTTTTTACTCAGACTCTCGCCCGACTTCTGACCAATCCACCATTGACTCGGCGAGCGCCACCATGACCTCGCAGTCATAGTAGTGATCGTCGCGATTCGTATTGATCCAATCGTGGTAGGTCGAACCGTCTGGACGCGTCTTTACAATCTTCGCCCATGCGTTGATCTGAGCATCGTATTGCGCCCCGGCGTCGTCGGAGTGCGTCCAAAGCGGCAGGCCTTTGTTGTCTTTCAGGCCTCGAAGTAATGAGAGTTTATTTTTCGCCGATTGCTTCGAGAATTGAATCTGCTTGCAGAACCGCCGCCCGGCGTTGCCCGTTCCTTCGTCGGCGTCAATGCGCTGCGGCTGATTGTAGATTTGCCGTGATCCGTCAGGCGCTTTGAAATCCTTTGCGGGCTCGCCGCGCAAGACAATCCAGCCCATCTCGGCAGCGAGTCTTTGCACTTGTGCCGTGTTATAGTTGCCGTCGATAAAGACGCGGCAGCCGGGATAGCCCCACGGATTCTGAGGAATGTCAAAACGGTTGCACGCTTCCTCAATCTCGTATTCAGTCGATACTCTGCCGCGCTCGATTAAGCGCGATCTCAGCTTGCCGTCGATCATTGCGAACTGACGAATCGCGAAATAATAGTGATCTTTTTGAACGTCCACCCCAACGAACATAAGCGACTTCTGCGCGTCCATCAGTTCGCCGAGCTGGTAGCCTCCCGCAGCTGAGTGTGAAATGTCCGCGCTCATGTAGTCGGCCTCACTCCAAGGCTCGGCCAGCCGCTTGCGGATAAAGTTCTCAAGTGGTTCGAGGTTGCCGCGCTTCCGGGAAATGTTTGCAAGTTTAAACTGCTCGACGAGCGACGGCCAAGGAATGTGCGCCATCGCATTGTAGTTAAAAAACTCAAATTCAGCCGAGCCTTTCGGGTTCGTGGCGATGTATTGCCCGGACTCATTGCGCCGCTTCTGCGCTGCGATGCCCGGCTCGTTGCGACCGCCGCAGAGTTGGCACTCGTAGAAAACGGAATCCTTGAGCGCGTCCCAGTCGATCACATCCCCGTCCATGTAATCGGCTTTTGCCGCCCATCGCATACCGCCGACCGGGATCGCGTCACCAATTGCAGGCGCTCGCCAGATGTATGGAATCAACTCGCCGCAGTAGTCACATTTGACGTGCCAGCGCTTTTGCGTCGAGCGTTGCCACATAGCGTCAAGCTCGCCGCCCTTGGTCTGCCCGGACGAGGGAAGAAACATTTGCCATGACCAAGCGAACGAACTCGTCCGGTCTTTGATCTGGTCTAGCCAGTTTTCGCCATACGCCCATGACTCGTCTGCGCTCACTCGCTCCAATGTCTTCGAGTTTCGAGAAGCTAGAACATTAGCAGACAGCAGGCGAATCGCGCCGTAGTTCGTCGATGTATAAAATTTCGTTTTGCGGTAGAGTTGATTTGGAATCAATCGAGTGATCGCTTCGGTCGAATCAATCAGCGGCGTGAACTTGTCATCGCTGAACTCTTTAAGTGCAGACTCGGTGAGGTCATACATTGCCGCCCGCGCCGGATCTGTTGCCAGTCCGTAGAGTTGCCAAAGTTGCGCGGTCAGAGTTTTGATGTGCTGCACCGATCCAATCAAGCCGACATATTTTCCGCGAGTCGTCGCGAGCGTTTCCATCGGCTCACGCATTAGCGGATGATTCGCCATATCGAATGCGCCGTAGTCAAGCGACGTATTTCGCTCACACCACTTGCGCGGGCTGATCGGTTTGTAGTCTACTAGTTTAATTTTACCTGTGCAATTCATAACCAGTCAGTTGTCACGATTCCTTCGTTCCTCATTCATGATTCAGTTCTACGGTTCTGGGAGCTACCCGAATTTAAAGCCGCAGCTACTTCGCTTTGGGCATTCAGATTCCACCCCGCGATACCACTCTTGACCGCACTTACTGCAAACTCAAAAATACCGCAGCCCCCGAATAGCAAGAGCGGCTTCCTCCGTGATTCCATTTTTTCCGCTTTCGCGCTTGTTGACCGTTTCGCGACTGACTTCCAGCCTTTGAGCTAGAGCCGTCTGCGACAGCCCTAGCTCTTTGCGAGCGTCCTTATATTCGCGGGCATCCATTATGCTTCGAGGCTCGCAGAAAGTTGACCCTTATTCCAAGCAGCGCAAAGCAAGCTTACGATTCCAGTCCCTATCGGACCGCTATGCTTTACGATCATAGCGTAAAGGCGCTTATCTTGCACTGGAGCTTTAGCCGCGCCAGATTCAAAAGCATCACGCCCGAAGGATTCCGCGATGATGATATCAGATGCTTGGTCGTTTGTGAGTTGTTTTGCGTTGTTCATGCTTTTGAATATGTGGCATATTCCCACATGCGCAAGCTTTATTTGTGCATTATGTCACTTTTATTTCTGTGGTGTTCTCAAAATAGTTCTCGCCCTCGCTTATCATGCAATCAATCGCCCACTGAGGCAGGTTGACGTCGCTAGGCGATTTCGCGACGGCCTTCATTCCCTCAAATATTCGACCGCCCAGAACCATTGCGGGCAGCAGATTGTAAACGTCATTCGGCGTCTCGCAGTCAGCGATCACCTCGCAGACTTCTTTCAACTGCTTGCGCACGCAGGCGTTCCCGGCGTAGACAATCGCTTTGAGTATGCGCTCGACTTCCTTTTTTGTAAGCGTCTCGCCCTTCTGGATTCCTAGCTTCTTCTCATCGAGCGCCGTCTCCCTTATTTGCTTGTCAATCTTGAGATAGGCATTTAGCGCAACCTTCTCCCGCTCGCTATTCCCGTTCGCCTTCGCTATCTGTAACTCGGCCAAATACTCATCGCGCAACTCATCCGGGGATTTCGTGTCAGACTCGGCTTTATAAATCTCCGCCTTTATGTCGTTTTTCTTCTCGTAGGCCTTCACCCACTTGACGCACATATTCTTTGCCTTAAGTCCCTCGTAGCAAAGCGCGTCATCTTGGTCGAACTTGACCCCCGCCTTTTTTGCCCGGTGGATCGTCGAACGCTGGACTTTGAATTCATCCGCCAACTCCAGGTCGGTCTTGTCTGGGCGCATCCCATCTCTCTCCCGCTCGGCGTTGTCCAGAGTCTTAGTTTCCGCCGACGTCAGCGGCCTGCCCGCTTTGACCTTCGCAACGATGTTCGCGAGGTTCTTTTTACGGATCGCGTCGAATGGATTTTTATCAATCATACGCCGCTTGGATCTTGGAGCGTTGAGGTCGGAGTCGAACCGCCTGCAGTTTCTTGATTATACCTGCGTAGATGGCGCGGTTTATTTTAGTCTTTTCCATTTGCCTTGATTAGCTTGTTGTTTTTAAACTTTCTAAAGTTGCAAGAATGCTGATACCTTCCCCAGCGTTTATTTATTTTACATACGTCTGGATGCTGGTCTCTTAGGCTTTTTGCCATCGCATAGCGCCCATCAAATTGTGAATCTTGCTGATAAAGCTGGTCTGTGTTTCCGCCTTTCATTGTCATCGTCGCCGACTTGTCGCAGAGCAGGCCATTAAATAACATAGTGCAATAGCCCTGCTTTAGAAATCTGATCGAAAGATCAGTGTCTTCATTATATCGGCCTCGCCACCTGGTCGAGACTTTGTTTGAAAGTAACATGCATGAGTAAACTCTGGTGTTCATCGTGACAGGCAGCTTGGCCGCTCCCTGTGCCGTCGATGAGTTAGTCACAGCAAAGCCCGTGTATTGCATCCCCGCCATCGGCACATTGACAAATCTAGAGACAAACTTTTCTATTAAGTCAAAGTTAGAGCGGTCCAGAACTGCCACTCGTTTTTTGTTTTTAAGGATGCGAAAGCCAGAAATATTATCGTCAAGAATCCAGTGTGAGGCGTGACCCTCTTGAATCGAGTGCTCCCACACCCAATTACGCGCCGGTATTCCACCAAGTCCAAGGTTTGAAAATGGCAAGGTTAGTATCTTTGACGGCTCAATGACAGAGGAGTAATCCGCAAATTCTTGCGGCTCTATCACAATGCGATAAGAAACGCCCATAAGCTCCAGGGCTTTAGATGTGAGCCGCGATTCGTGCCGACCTTTTGAAATAATGTAAATTGGTGTAGTCATTATGGCTTGGAGGGATACCAGCAAAACTTAACGTTGTCGGTAATTTTAATGTCAAGCGCCTTCGCGAAACTTGCGCGGCTTTCAGGGTTTGTAAAATGAACTATGATGGTTCCATAACCTTCCGGAGATCCATCATAGTCGGGCATTTTAGAATTACTCCACTCTTTACTAAGATCAGCCTCTTCGGTCGCAAGGATCGCATCAATCCTCGCTTGGTCAAAACCGAGCAAGCTAATGTCAAAATCTTCCGCCTCCAGTTTGGCAATCTCAGCAGCCAGCATTTCCTCGTCCCACTCGATGCCGTAGTCTGCCAGCTTGTTGTCAGCGATCACGTAAGCGGCCTTCTCGGTTTCGCTGAGTCCGTCGATCACGATGCAAGGGATTTCCTTGAGACCCATTTGCACGGCAGCAACTGAGCGGCCATGCCCAGCAAGTATCATCCCCGCTTCGTCGATCAGCACTGGGGCGGTAAAACCGAAGCGTTTGATGCTCGCAACAATCTTGTCGATCTGGTCTGCGCTGTGCTTTTTGGCGTTTCCCGCGTATGGTATCAACGTATCTGTTTTGATTGATATTATTTTATGTTGCATAGTTTTGTTGATTTTGATTTGCGTATAAAAATACGACTAGGCGCTAAACCCAAGATCGTCTATGGTGAAAAAGATTCCTTGCCAGCCCCCCTCGCCCTCGCCAGCCCCCCCCCTCGCCAGCCCCCCCTCGCCAGCCCCCCCCTCGCCAGAGAATCCACCGCCTCGACCATCACAGCGGTTTTGCTGATGCCGTTGGCCGTCGCCAGTCCGTCAAGTTGTTTGATTGTCTCGTGCGGTAGCCGGAGCGATATCATGCGCCGCTTCTCGGTGATTCGTTTCTGTGATGCTTTTGTTTCCATGTCGTTGATCAATACGTTGAGTGTGAGATTGTCAATACTCTGTATTAATACGTTGAGCGTTGAGTCAATACGTTGACATGAGATCAAGTCTCATAAATACGTTTTTTCATTTATACAGCTTCAAAAAATGATCTATACACCCTCTACATCTATTATATTTATACAGCTTATACATCTTCCTATAGATAAGAGACTTATAGAACTACTAAAAAGGAAGCTGTATAAGCTGTATAGTTGTAGAGGGAGGGTTCCGCTTCATCTCAATGACTAAATAAATTCGACCAGATTGCCTACTTTTCGCTCGAATTTGTGATAGTTCCAACCGCTCGTTTGCCCCTTCGATTTGCCCCACAATTTGCCAGAGTAGCGATCAAGCACCTTCTCCCGTTCAGCGACCGACCCGGTGATTCGATCAAGATTGTTGCGAGCTAATGCGCTGTGCGACTTCGCGCCGTCGTCCAATTCGCCGAGAATGTAGTCAATGATCGCCGTGTCCTCAATACGTTGAGCAGCTTCCAATGCCTCGATTTCTTCGCGTTCAGCAGTCTCGGCGTCAATACGCTTTACCGATTGAAAACGTCGATGCCAGCTCTTTTTCTCGCTCGCATCATATTGAAAGACCGCCTTCATCGCGTTCGGCCCTCGCAGCTTCGTATTTTCAAAAGCGATTTTGCGGTCGCCAGACTCGCCAGTGATCTCGACTGCTCGCTCGATAGTATAGGCGCAGTCGAAGTCGCTTTGGAAGTCGCCGACGCCCTCAGCGATAGATTTGCCGTCTGCTGATTTGTTTTTGTTAGTATGAGCGAGCGCAATCAAGGTGCCGCCAGCCTGAGTGAAGGTGCGCACCATGATGTTAAAGATTCGCGCATCATTCTTATCCATCGTGCTTACAAATTTCTTTAACGTGTCGAGTATGATGACCATCTTGCCGCAGGCGTCGGCTTTGATCGCCGCCTTTATGATTTTCGAGAGATCGTTCGAGTCGAATCCGTTCTGGTTCGGAATGAGCGTCGTAATGCCCTCGCCGCGTAGAATCTCCATTTTTTCGATGCCGCCATTAAACGAGTCATCGGCGTTAATGTAGTAGATGCGCAGGTGCTTTGTTTTCGCGCGGTCGCGCTTCGAGAGCAGCCAGAGCGTGAGCAGAGTTTTTCCCGTGTTCGGCCCGGCGTTCAGTATCGTGCAATCTCCGATCATCGCGATTTCGGGCAGTATGAATACGGCGTCCTGCGCTCGCCGCTTCATCGCGTTGATATTTGCGTCAGTCGAGGCAGCGAGCTTGTCGAGCGCGTTGAGAAAGTCGTCGTCTGGCGCGTCCGCGATCTCAGCAATCGACGCCTTGGCGTCCTGAATCTCGTCGTCAATTGCTTGCCATGAGTTTGCTTCTTTCTCGATCTCGCGCTTGACGAGCGCCTCAATCGAGCGAGCCACTTCTGGCGAGACGTCTTGCACGCTCGACTCGCCGAAGCCGTCCTCAGCGAGTCTCGTAGCAGCAAGCGCGTAATCGCCGCTATGATAGAGCGTCGCAAACAGTGCAAACGGGTTGTATGACTTATTCGCTTCGAGTGGCGCGGCCGACGATGACCAACACCAAAACTGCTTGTCTGCCGTGACGCCGAGCGTGCCACTGACGCCCGATTCTTTGCCCGGTCGTGTCCAGTGCGAGCCGTTGCGAGTCGTCCAGCCCGCAGAGCGTAGCATCTCAGCCGGATCGGTCTTCACGTTGAAGTCATCGCCCGGCGTCAAGCCCTCGTTGGCAGTCGTTGAAGACTTCGGCGACCAGAACGGCAGCGCAGACGGCGCTTCTTTGGTGACTGTCGCAATCGTCGCAGACTTCGGATTGTAGTGCGCTTCAGTGTCGTGTGACAAAAAGCACAAGCGCGAGACATCCGAGCAAGCGGCATCAGTCTTAAGACCGAGGTGCGCGAAGTAATCGCGCACTGTTGAGAACGCCGCTTTGTGCGTCGCTGCGCAAGTTGCGTCGATCTTGACGCCGATTTTAAGCCCGCCCGACGGCGAGACGAATAAGAAGTGCGTGTGTTTGTCTGCTCGTAGAATCTCGACAATCTGCGTGAGTTGGCAACTGTTCTCAAACTGCGGATTGTCTTCGAGGTCGAGATCAGCGACCAAGATGCCGCTATGCTCGACAAGCGCCGACGCTGATCGCTTTGAGAATACGCCAGACGCCGTGACAGCGGGCAGGCGAGCTTTCAATTCGCTTCGAGTGTCTTTGTCTGGCGCAGCACGTATCGCGTCGCATTCGTCTTTCAGGCGGTCGCTTTTGATATATTCGATAAGCAATCGAGCGTCGAAATCGCTTGTCGGCGTCGTGTCTTTGACTGTTTTGAATGTGGAGAATTTTTTCATAGTTTCTTGCATTTAGTCTTTTACCTCAAAGTGAATCTCCAGTCTCGGCCGCTCACGATCAATCTCGAATCGAACGCCATCAAAGCCCCACTCGCTGTCGTCTTGCTGACAGCAATCAGCGACGCCGTCGAGATACGCCTTGCAGCTTGCCGAGGCGTTGTCGCGGTCATGTCTCCGCGTGTCTTTCCACAAGAAGACGAGCCGATAGCTTGCGAACTTCTGAATGCCGACCTGCCTGAACGTCTCGCGCTTCGCCATAGCCCGCGCGAGCTTCTTAGCCTTTGCGAGCTTGGCCCAATGCACGCGAGCGTTCGGTGACAGCGTTCGGTCTGGTAGCGGGAGGGTTATGGTCATAGTTCTTCGTTCCCCCTCGCTCGCTTCGCATCTGTGGCGTTCGCCTCAAGGCTCAAAGTCGTCTGGCTAGTCTCACGTTCCACTCTTTCGCATCCAGCTTTGAAGTAGTCCTTGTCTAACTCTGAGCCTGTGAGGTGTATTCCAGCGTAATGTGCTGAGATTGCGCTACTCATTGAGCCTAGATGCGTATCTAAGACCTTCATGCCCTTCTCTGCGTAGTTGGCGAAAATCCAGTCGTATAGCTTTACGGGCTTCTGAGTTGGGTGGATTTTTTTATCATAACCCGCACTAAAATGGTGCATGCTAAAACGTCTAGCTGGCTTATCAAAGCTAGACCATGCTAATTCAAAATCTGACATGTCGTTAGTCCCATTCATTTTATCCCAGCTTAATAGGCTTTTAGTGTTACTTAAAAAATCAAAAAAATAGTTAGCACCCCATATTATTTGATGATTGCTAACCCTGAAAAGTTCTTTAAAATAAATTTCGTTTGGGGTTTCTCTATCCCAGTTCTTGTGTTTGTCTTTGGTTAGGCTACCAAATCCACTTTGCTTATTTATATTTATCCCATAAGGCGGATCAACCACGCAAATATCGTAGTAGTTATCAGGGGTTTGTTTGAGTAGCTCCATGCAATCGCAGTTATATAGCGCGAGTGAATCCGTCTTGTGTGGTGTTCCTAGGTTTTTATAGTTCATTTAAGCATCTTTCTAATGTGAATTCATGATTTTCGCTGGTCGGTATCTATGCTAAGGACGTTCGCCTCAAGATTCAAAGTCGTTTGGCTAGTCTCACGTTCTATCCGTTTACAAGCCGCTAGGAAGTAGTCCTCATCGAGTTCGCAAGCTGTCAGGTGCATCCCCGCGTAATGAGCCGCTATCGCTATGCTTCCGCTTCCCATGTGGGTGTCTAATACCTTCATCCCATTCTCGGCGTAGTTTTCGAAGATCCAGTCGTATAATTTGACGGGCTTTTGGGTGGGGTGGATGCGTGATTCTTTATTTTTCATATCACCCTGCCTCATACCCATCCATGCGAAAGTGAACATCCTCAAAGCTCTGTTGAATGAAGTGTAGGCAAGCTCACCATCTGAGAAATCTCCAGACGCTTCTTTATTCCAGAATATCCACCCCATACTACTTTGGAAGTGTTGAGGGTAATAGTTCGCGCCCCAAACAATTTGATTTTTTGATACTCGCTGCAGCTCTTTGAAATATTCACTAGTCGGCGCTGACCCGTCCCAGTCTTTAACTGTATAATCTCCAGCCATTGCGCAAGTCCCCATCCCTCTGCTTTTCTTGCCTTCACCTATCCCATAAGGCGGATCAACAACCGCAAGGTCAAAGTGATTGTCTGGATAACTTGCCATCAACTCCATGCAATCCATCCTCTTTAAATCCAAGAAAGGAGAACAAGGCGATGATGCCAAGCCCGTTGGGGCTGGTGGCGGAATCGGGGCTGTAGGGCGGGCTGGCATATCTAGGCGTTCGACAAAGAAATTACCGCAGCCACGATTTCGCGCGGGGAGACGCCATCGCCTAGCAGCCCGACTGCATCTCGGATTTCTTGCAAGGCCCGGATCAATGCCAATTTCTCAGCCTTGTCCATCGTCTCGCACATCTTCTCTCGCTCAAGCAGCCGCTGATTCTCGCGCTCAAATTTACACCCCTCAAGGTAGGTTGACTGCATAGACGTTTGAACCGCTGAGTCCATTATTGGAGTTTCTGTGATTTTCATAAAATTATCGAACCATTCAGTGCTACGAATGTATCGAAAAGCTGTTTCGTGCCGTGTTTCATTCGGCCATTTTTGAGATACGGCATAAATCAAATCATAGTATTTTGCCTCCAATTGTTCAATTTCGTCTGCGGCTTTTACCATGAGTTCATCGGTCGCGATTTCGTCCACAGTGGACATTTCTCCGCAGTCGCCAGACCAACGTCGCGGAGTTTGAATTGCGCCCTCGCGTAGTCGCTCAACTAGAGTCGATTTTACATTGTCGGCGTTCCGCTCGCCATTATCCATCTAGATGTTATCCATTCCAGTAGTTTCTAGCGCAGAACCATCCAGTCCCCTTGCCCCAATAGCTGACTGATAAGCATGTGAAGTCTATCTGGAATCTTAGGCCATTCAGTGTTGGCGAATGAATTTGAAATCCGATCCCGAATGATCGAACTAGTTTGAATGTTATTTTTGCGTTTCTCATATTTTTACTTTGTCGTTGTGTCGAACCATACGGATCTGCTCAACTCGGCAGACCTCGCGGCAGTCCTATTTGTTCATCCAAGAATTCATGGCAGCAGTTGTTTGAGTGCCCAATACTCAGGGTTCATCGTGGCCGTTATCACATGCGAGATTGTGCAGCACACCATGATGAGCGTGATTATGGCGTAAATTGCGAGTATTGCCCACGCGATGGATTCACCTTCACTATCCCATTCCGCACGCGGGTATCTGTCTTCCTCGGTTTTCGGCGGTTCCGTCGTTTTCGATTTGATCAGCTTGTAGCCTGCCCAAAGCACCGCCAACATTATCAGCATGATCAGTGTGTCTGTCGCTGCCGTGATCGGAGCCTGCTTTAAGAGGACTGCCCATAGGTGTTCGGTTGTGGTTCCAAGTTTCTCCGCAAGTTCGCGGACTAGTTTTTCAGTCGTTTCGTTCATATTTTTTTTCGTTTATTTGTTGGTGCTGAGAGAGTTAGTATTTTAGCCATTGGCTCGGTGTCTCCTCTCCACGTTCTGTAAAGGTGTTTTCCATGCGCGGTCGAATTCGAGCATTGCTTTCGCTGGCGAGTCGCCAAATCCCACCACACAATCTTGCAGGTTCTCACCGTAAAAGGCACACCACTGATTTCCGTCGAAGCTCAGTTTCGGCTTCCATAGGTAGGATGGCCGCTCACGCTCTCCTATTACCATCCGTTCCGCCTGTTGGTTAATCGCTATCGCATGGCAAGCTGCCTCCACGACCATCATTTGTTTGTCATCATCTAAATTGCTCATATTTGTTGTCGTTTGGGGTTCCGCGAAAGCTGCACTAAAACTTTTTCAATGCGCTCAAGCTCTTCATCCGACAGCGTTTTTACCGCCCCAAACTTCCAGTTTCTAAATCGCATGTAATCGACCTCTGCCTCTAGGCAGACGCCCTTTGCGTTTAGGAGGGGCAGCCTTTCGGCTAGCCCCTCAGATGTTAGTTTAATCCGTGACATAAAATACGGTTTCTTCGGTTTTATAACCCCTCAATTTCAAATCGAAACGTAACTCTGTGTCAGGCTTCTTTGCTCCCCGGCTGTCGAGCATATGGAGTTTCATCTCCCCCTTAAATCCATCCTGTTCGCGTCGCTCTCGAGCCGCAATAACTGCGCCCTCTAGTGTATCCGCCTCAACCTTAAAGGCTTTACTGTTGTCGCCTTTATCGACGTTATTTAAAATATCTACTGCAAATTTCATAATTAAATTCCTCCTTTATGTTATTTCGCACTTTCAAGAAGATCCTCGATTTCGGATTCATTGAGCATATTTAGCCCGCCGCTTGAAGCGTTAGCGTGATAGTATTCATCAGATATATAGCATTCTGGGTCGCTCAAGTCCCATCCGGTCATATTACCACCATCCAAGATAGATTGTAGTGTTTCGGCGTCGGCATAGCTCTTATCTCCAAAATTGGCAACCGCCTTTGTTTGGGTGTTCTGGATTGTCAGTCCGCCAGCATTGTCTGCAATTACTTCGATATTTTTGTGGATCATTTTTATATTTCTCTTTTTCGTTTTTTTGTCGTTGGGTTTGTCCCTCTGATCTATTTTGCGTTCAAGAGGGGTAGACTTGCGGCTAGCCCCCCGTTGTGAGTTTAGCGGGCATTTTATTGATTGTAGCATTTGAGTTCTTTTCTTACGTCGAAATCGTCCGACTCAACTTGATACGATTGGTTATAATCGTTCTGGATTACCATGTTTCCAATTTGATGAATCATAACGTGCCAATTTTCGGCAGTCTCCGAATACAGCTTGTCGCCGTGCTCCTGAAAGAAATCATCCTCGTCGATATAATCGCGGTCGCCGTCCTCATCGATCACATACAAGGCAAATAGCTTGTCCGCTTTTTTGATTTCCCAGTCAATCAATACGCCCTCGTCTTCACATACTGATTCAAATTTTGATTGGTCTAGTTTTGGTGTGTGGATCATTTTTATATTTCTCGTTTTCGTTGTGTTGTCGTTGGGCTTGTCCCTCTGATCTACCTACACCCTAAACACAAAAGTTTACACGTCAACCCCAAATGTAAACTTTTTTGTTTATTTATCACGGTAGGCATTTCGGGACAATCCCAGAGGCCGAACCTTTGCATCGACTCAACTCGCAGACTCGCGAGTCATGCCGGAGTTCGACGGAAAGATACGATCCATCACCGACTCATAATTTTAGTCTTTGGTTGATTTTACATTGTCGGCGCTTTGCCTGCTCCGCCCTTGCGCGGTCTGGCAAAAACAGTTCGCCCGGTCGATTTATCGCAGCGAGATTCTTGACTGCTGCGACCATCTGCCGGCGTTCTTTGTATTTGTCAAAATTCGGATCGAACTTCTTCGTGATTTCATCGAGCAAAAGCCCCGTAATTAATGCGTGTTCTTGTTGGCTCATTTGATGCAGTCCTCCACGTAGCCGATTTGCAGATTGAGCGCCTTAGCTATCTCGACTTCGAGCCGAGCGCCTGCGATGTAAATGGTGTAACTCATGCTACTCTCCCTTGATTCATGGTGGCTTCGTCGATGATCTCGGCGCAACGTTCGTTTCCGATCACGTTGACAAAATCACCGTCGCTGAGATTTAAAATAGCTTGAGATGTTTTCAGATAAGCTCGAAGGCTCGATCCGTCAGCCATCCTGATTCGGCCATCAGTGATGATCATTCTTTCTTGTGGCGGTCGATATATCTTCATTTATTTTTGCTCCTTACGCGGCGATAGTGTATCGACCGCTTGTTAAGATTCACGCCGCGCAAATATGCCGTCGTCGCCGTAGCGCATCCAGTAGCCCGGAAAGGCGTCTTTCAAAGCCGCGTAGTTTATATTGTCCGCGACTCTCGCCGCCTCAGCTATTGATCGAATAAACGATCCGCCGTGGCGTGTCATTCGGTCGAGCGTTCTCATGTCTTCGTCGCTCATAGTGCTGACCTTTCCGATTCAATGTTCGGCTCGCTCACATCGCCGTCATAGACCCTGCCCCAAAACATCGTGCCTTCTGGCGAGTTTGGCGCTGCCCAAATAAAACTCATAGCGAGCGCCTGCTTAAGCGTCTCATGCTCCACGTCGAGCATATCCAGCCCGCTGTGCTGCGCCTCGGTGTTTCGTATCGCCATCGCGCAAATGTCTGCTGGCAACTTATCGAACCATTCGCTAGCGGTTAGCTTTTTGCGTCTCATAGTTTTCCTTTCAGTTCTTCGGCGATCAGAAAGATCGCCATTGTAGTTGGCATCGCGAAGATCGCGAGTGCTAAAATTTGGATTATTTCAGTCATGTTTTTAATCGTCTGAGTTTTGATTGTATTTATCCCAAGCGAGCCAGCAGTCTTCGCAGAGGACTTCTTTGCTTGGCTCGATTGGCTTATTGCAGTCTTGGCATAATGCCCATGGCTTCTGTAGATTGAAAAATCCAAGCGCCCCTTTGCATGGCGTGAATGGAAGCGGACGGGCGTTCTTTAGCAAAAAGCCGTAATCACCCATAAACCAATTGGAGTCGGAACTATCCACGCAATCAACTATTTCGGCCACACCGACAACGCCGCCCCGTTGCAACTCGGACAGTTTCGGCAGGTTGTTGACCCCGCAATATTGGATGGCGAAAAATTTAGCATCATCGTATTCATCGCGGGTGCAGCCCTTCCCGGCGTGAACTAAAAAGCGACCTCGAAAGTTTGTCTTCCAGCTACGATTCTCTATGTCTTTGCCAGCATTGACAATGAGCCATGCCCAAGGCTGTCTGATCGAGAGCGCGGGCAGTTTCGGCAAGTCCAAAACAGAACCAGCCGGAGCAGGACAGTCCAGCTCGCGCTCGGTTATTTGAGGCATTTCATCCTCTAGTAGATTCATTTGTTTTTCCATAGTTTTAGTATTTCGTTCGTCACGTTTGTCGCTTCGATGACAAGGAAAGTAGCGCACCGAATACCCTTGTCAATACGTTTATTGATTTAATTCATGTCTTTTGATTTTTAGATATTTGCCCTCATACGCGACCTCAATCCGAGCAGTCAAAGCATTGATGCGCTCGCCGTTGCAATCTGCGAGCATATCGGCAGTCGATTCGTAGCGAGGCAGGCCGCGCTCATGTAGCCATTCGCTCGCTTTCGTCCTGCCGTAGCCTTCGTGGTCAAGGACTAGCCATTCTTTTACCAACGTTAGCCCGCAGCGATAATTGACGACGACTGAATCGGGCTTGCCCTGCTTGCGATGTAGCGCAAGCGACACGCCGTCCACGTTAAGCCATCGCGACGCATTCAAAAGCTCGCCATGCGCTGCTCTCGCTTCGTGCATCGTCCGCTCGCGCTTTTCCTCTGCCTCAAACATCTCTCGCTGAATCGGCGGAATAACAGTGCCGCAAGACGGACATTTTTTCACCGCGCGACTGAATACGTTTTCGCAGTTGCCGCAGGTCGCGAGTCGCACGTCATCATCGTCGACGAGATCAATCGGGCCATGTCGCATGATGTTGTCTCCGTAGTCAAGAACTAGGCAGTCAGTCTTGCCGTCGAATAAGCGAAGCCCTCGGCCTACCGCTTGCACCCATAGACCTTTGCTCTGAGTCGGTCGAAGCATCGCGACACAATCAACTCGCTTTGCGTTAAAGCCTTCAAAGAAGACATTGACCGACAATAAATATTGAATCCGCCCGGCTTTGAATTCGTCGACCAGGCGCTCGCGTTCTCGCATCGGCGTCTTGCCTGTTACCGTTTCAGACTGCACGCCATATTTGCGCAGCTCTTGAGATACGTGTTCACAGTGTTCAATGTCGATGCAAAATACGATGATGCTTTTGCGTGCTTCACTGCGCACTTTGTCAACCATATCGCGCACCGCTTGAGTCACAACGTCCGCCTTGTCCACTCGTAAAGCCAAGTCCTTAAGATTGTATTCGCCAGCAGTCTTTTTGACGCCTTCGAGATTGAGCGCCGTATGCTCACCCTCGACTGTTCGCAGTCGAGAGAGATAGCCATCGCGAATCAACTCGCCGAGGTTCGCAGAGTAGCAGACGTGATTGAGTATGTGATCGCGGTGGCAGATTGCGCCCGTCCCCATTCGATACGGCGTCGCAGTCAAGCCGACGATTCTGAGTGACGCATTGCGCTCAGTCATCGCGTCAATAAACTTTCGATATTTGCCTTCGCCTCGAACCGGGATCCGGTGCGCTTCGTCGATCAGTAGAACGTCCTGTGGCGGGAAGTCCGACGCTCGCTTGGCGACTGAATCAATCGAAGCGAACGTGATCGCGCTGAGAGTCTGGCGAAGCTTGAGCGACGCGGCGAATATGCCAACGTCGAGCGTCGAGTCGATGTCGTGAAGCTCGGCGGCGTTCTGCTCGACCAACTCTTTGCGATGCGCGAGAACCATCACGCGCAAAGTCGGGCAGACGTTGAGCCATTGGCGAATGAGTAGAGCCATGACAAGCGATTTGCCGCTTCCAGTTGGCAATACGATGCACGGATTGTCGTCTCGGTCGCGCAGGTGCGCGTTTACGGCGTCGATGGCTTCGTTTTGATAGAGGCGTGGTTGTAGCATTAAAAAGTGCCGCAGATTTCCCGCTGCGGCGCCGGGTTGGTAGTTAGATGACAGCGACCGTGACCGCCGCCTTGCGCGGCGTTGTCGTGACCATTTTCGAGACGCGACCGAACTCCATCGGATCGGATTCGCGCAGAGCCTCATATGCTTTCACATCGAGATCGGTCTTTGTCGTCACCTTGAGGCAGTGCGCAGGGATGTCCGCGCCCTTGTCCAGCTTGTAACTCAGCCCGGTCTTGAGCGTCAGTTTTATGCCGTTGTCGGTCTTGACTGTTTTCGAGCCAGATTCAGCGAGATCAAACTGCGCCAGAATCGCGTCCTCGCATTCGATGCGCTGTGCTTTCGCCTCAGCTTCGGCGAATCTCGCATTGACGAGATTGAGGGCTAGTTGGTTTACATCTCCCATGGTTTTTTGCCTCCTGCTGCTGCTGGTGCTGGTGCTTGAGGCGCTGGCGTTGCGGCTGTCTGCGTTTGTGTAGCCGCTGACGAATACTTCTTTATTACGTTGCGAGTCGCGTCCTTTTTGTCGATGCCCACGCTCGCGATAAACGTGCCGCCGATCAACTCGTCTGAGTCCTGGACGATAGGCTTGCCAATAGCTCTGCCAAGCGCGGCAAACTCAGCATTGCCGATCTTCTGCGCCTTTTCGTTTGAGTGACGCAGATTGAACCAGACAAAGAGTTTGCGCCCTTTGTGCGATTGATCGTCGACGTGGCCGATAACGTCAAACTGCACGTTACAGCCGACCCCTTCGCCGTTCTTGGTTTCTTTGACTTCCGCCTTCTCGATTTCGAGAAAGTAGTCGCCTACTGGCAGCGGCGAATCATCGCGCATCTGTTCATGTTCCTCGGCTTTAAATCCGCCGTCGAAGTATTTTGATATATCTGACATAGTTTTTTATTTGGTTTTATTGTTGAGCCGCTTCTGCGACTGAGTTCGTGAAATCCACCCATGAGAGCGGAAGTTTATAAGGCAGGCGTCCGTAAACGCCGCGCCCGCCGCCCGGATGACCCGGACGCTTCTGGGTGAACAGAAAGCGAGCGCCGGTAAGATCCTTACCGGTTTTCTTTTCCTTGTTGAATCCGACCTCCTCCGTCTTAACGACTGTCTCGTTATTGGCGAACAGAATTGAGTCGGCCCAACGCTGTAGCGAGAGATGCACTTTCTCGTGCAGGTCGAACTGGAACTGATCGTATGACGCGCCAAGTGGATCGTCGAAGCGTTTTACTTTGACGTGACCGATCAGAATGACGGCGATGCCTTTCTGGCGGAGCATATCAAGTCCCTCCATCAAGTCCCGCCACTTGTTCGCTGCTTCGATATAGCCTTTGCCGTATCCGCCGCCGACTTTCTCGATTGAGTCGCACTTGTTTTCAGCGCATAGCTTCGCCCAAATGACAGGTTCGAGCGCAGATGCCGAATCAATGATGAACGTTTTGTATTCATGCTCCTCTTTGATGAGAGTGGCGACGGCATTGAGAACATCGTCAAACGTCTCGGCGCGTGGGAATTTCGCCACATCGAGATCGTCGACGCCTTCCTCACCTTTGATCGGCAAGAAAATTGGCGAGTCTGCGCCAGCGGCAAATGTGCTTTTGCCGATCTTCTCGACTCCGAGTAGAACGATGCGCGGTGCTTTATGCTCCACGCCTTTTTTGATGCTGTTGAGGTCAAAGCTCATGATTTGCGCCCTCCCTTATCGTCTGGTGTGATTGTCACCGAGGCTGGATAGCCGCGTTGCCCAATGATGTTGATACGGAATGCTCGCACTCCGACAGTAGTTTCTAGCTGATCGAGAATCTCCTCGATAGCTTCTTCCGCGTCGCGGATCGTTTCTTTAATGTCCATGTTATTATTGGTTGGTTTTCTTTGTTATCTTAGTTTTTCAAGATGGAATAAATCCCATCTTGAATAGATTTTATTTTTTCGTAAAACTCCGTGAACTCTAGAATATCTAAAACGGAATGAAACTTTCCCGAATCTCGGCAGAGTTGCCGGAAATTATAATGCAGCATTGACCGCGAAACGCTGCTGCGCTCCATCCGTCGCCGTCTTGAGTGTAGTTCGGTCGAACCATCGGCACTTGGTAACGATCCTCGAAAGCGCCCTTGAGTTGTTCGACCGTGCCGGCCCATACTTGATTCACTTCTGCATTGTTGAGCGAATACATTTGCTGCAAATCTGGCTTGCCGTCGTTAGCGTTATCGCCGCTAAATACAAGATGCTTGCTTGTCGTCTGCAAGATGGCCGATGGATATTGTCCGCGAGCCTCGTCGCTGCCATGCTCCCAAATCGTGCCGTCTTCGCTTGTAAACTCAATCGCGCTTGATCCGTCAGCATTCGTAATCGAGTCAGTCGGCTCGGCGAATCCAATTAAGCCGGGCAAAAATAAATGCTCGCTGCAGACCTCGACGGCTTCTTTGTCGTGCTTCGCGCAGTGCCAATTGCCGTCTTTGACGGGCGAGGCGTGGACGCATTGGCGGCAGTGCAGCTTCGGCACATCGACTGCGACCTCAGAGACGCCGTGGCATAGCTCGCGAGCGTCGCAGAACTTGCAAGCGAAGGCATCTGGCCGGTCGCTTATTCGCTCAGGTGGCGTCGTCGCATTGATAATAGATTGAGCCTTCGCGATAATCGCCTCGCTGCGCGTCTTATCGTAGCGCAGGCGCTCAGTGTAGAGCGCGTCTGTGTCTTTGTTTACGACCATGTAAAGAGCGCGTTTAAGCCCCGTCAGATGCATGTAAACTTGCATCTGAGCAAAGTGCTGCGGCTTCGCTTTCTCGCAGCCTTCCTTTTCGACCTTCGCGAAAAGCTTTGCGCTCGACGTTTTCATTTCGAGCAAATGCCAAGTTTTCGGAGCTTCTGGAATGCCGAGAGCCGCGCCGTCAGTGTGGCCTTTGAAATGCCCGTCGCAGGCGATGACTTCAAACTGATTGCCGTCTGCGCCGACTTCGTGGACTTCGCAGCCGATGCCGCGAAGCTCCTCGACGAAGGTCGGCTCTTCGCGATGGCCGCGATTAAATAAGCGGTAAAGCCGGGCGTCGAATTTCGGCTCGCTACACTTGCGAAACGAATACCATAGCTGTCGACTGCATTCTGCGCCGATACTCGATGCGCCGAGATAGCCGCGCGGCTCCTCAGATTGCCCGCGCTTGAGCCAATACGCTTCGATGGCTTCGACTGTTGCCGATTTAGTCGGCAAGACTTTTGATAGGTCTGTCATGATTATTTAGTATTATTATTTATTCCCTGCGCCCAAAAAGCCCGACTCTTTCGAGTCAGGCTGTTGAGGTTCAATGGTTGGCGAGTTAGTCGTTGATGACGAAGGCCCCCTTGTCAATACGTTAATCAAATAAAACTCATTTATTTTTTTCGACGCAATCTGCCGACTGAATCGCGCTCGAATCGCTGTGGATACGCGATGCGCTCAAGCTCGTTGAGACCGCGCTGAACTTCCTCGCGAAAAATCGGAACTCTCGACTCCGCTGCGTTATACAATGCCCGAAGGCTTTTCGTTTGTCGTGTTGTCAGTTGCATAGGCTCGCAACTTGAGCGAGTCACGTCCGCTTGTCAATACGCTGTATTAAGGCTTCGCCGCCCCTTGGCCAAAGTAGAAGGCGATGACGTGACCGAATCCAACAAGCAGAGTCGGCATGTGAACGAAGCCTTGCACGCTGACAAACTCCGTTCGTGTGCGTTCAGGTATCAAACCGAATAGAAAACCGCCCGAAGTTTTGACTGTCTCGATCACGCTTGGCTTATCTAAGAAGCCAGGCACAAATACCAGAGCGACGACTGCGCCGACGAGAATCAGCGCGACAAGTCGCCGCGTTGCTTTGCCCGTTGATCCGTCGCGCTTAGATGCGCGGTCTGATGCTTCCATCGTCTCACCCATGCCGACTTTGAAGGCGTCGAGAGTGTAGAGTCGTTCTTCGGATTGCCGAGCCGCCTCTAGCGCCTTGAGCTTCATGATAAAACCAGCGACGGCAGAGACGCCCATCGTGACAGCAGGATTTGTTAGTAATTCGATCATTTGATTATTCCTTTCGATTTCCACTTTTTAAACTGTGACTTTACTATCATTAGTTGTTGGCGCAACTCCCGTTACACTTCTGTTCAATGTCGGTGAGTCGCTTGTCCATGTTGTCTAGCCTGTCTGCTGCCCTTGTGACCGCGCTAGAGAGTCGCCACGCTGCACCAACTAATACTGTCGCTGCTACAATAAAGATGCCCAACGGAATCAGTGTCCCCTCGTTAATGACGGAAGCCGCGCCGCTTGCTGCTGCTATGGCTGTTACGCCTGCGGATTTAATTGGAACCTCATACATAACTATTTCTTTTGGATCTTGAACTTGGCAACCTTCGGCTTCTTGGCCTTGGCTTTGGTGATTGTATCGGAAAATTCTGTGTCTGGTATCTTAGACTTCTTGGCCTCGGCGTTAATTAGCCAGTTTTCTGAGTGTTTATCCATGTTATTAGACGAGCGATTCGGGGCTTTCCCCCGTTGCCAGGTAGTGCATTAAGTCGGAGTGACCGAGCCACACCTCGCGATAAGGAACCCCTGCGGCAGTTGCTAGGCCAATGACAACCTCGTCAAAATTAGCTGATGTATTGTTGAGCGGTTTGATCCAGTCTGTAACGGTATTGATATACTCGCCGCGTAACGGTGCTTGCCCGTCGCGCTCCTCGATAGCGAAAGCAGGGGCAGAACCAAGGCTGGCTTGCTCAAAGGCTTCCTGTGGCGTGTAATTGATCGCCACAGGGTCGCTGTCGTCCTCTGGAGACGTGACAATGGGAAGACCTAGATAGACTGCTAGATTGTCGGGAATTGTGTAGCCCGTATAGGTTGCGTTTGAAATAATTGCGTATCTGTGAGCCATAATTTTATAGTCCGTAGGAGGGTGAAAATGCCGTGGAGTTTTGAAGCTGGTCGGCGAGTGTTAGCGCGTTTGGATCGTAGGCGAGAAGGTTGCCAGATGTCGCGACCATCTTACCGCCACTCAGATCCTTTGCAGCGTCGAATGTGATGCCGACAATGTTCCAACCTGCCGCGAGGGTAGTCGTTGCGACTCCGCCGACGTAGTAAGCGTGTGTGCCTGACTGATCGGTCTGCAATACATTGGCCGCAATGTCTACGAATGATGCGCCTGCGGCTGCTTGCAAAATGTCTTTAGTCGTGCCGTCGTTGTAGACTGCGAGCGTAATGGATCGCACGTCCTCAAGGCTGGCTACGTCTGGCAGTTCTACAAATTCGCCTTCTTCAAAAAGGTTGAGCACCTTGGCGTTCGGACGAGGGTTTGCAATTGCTGTGCCGAAAGCGTCGAGGGTTGGGGTGGTGTCGGATACTGGAACTAGCTGGCGTGTGAATGTGCCGCTCTCTGTGCCGTTGTTTGAGCCGATGGTGTCTTTCCAAGGATCGTTGCCGAGTCCGGTGTAGGAATCAATTGCTACGTCGTCCTTAAGCACGGTAACATTTGATATGCTACCAGTAAAGAACCTAGCCAAGTCTTGGCTGTTGCCGATCCTTGTATTATTTACCGAACCTTCATATGTAAATGTGGCGTTTGCAAAGGTTGCTACTGCCGTCTCATATGCCCCGCCGTTTAGACTTATGCCGATCTCGTCATTGGCATAGTCCAAGTAGGCAGATACAGTATTCAGCCCTGCTGACAAAGTTGTTGATGAGATAAAACTCTCGTAAGAATCAGATGCCGCACTTCTCCCTGACACTCTAATTGCTCCGCTTGCCTGCAAGTCGAGCGAGAATCCAACCGAGCCTTCGCTAATGTATTGGTAAAATATATCCTCAGTTCCAGACGGAAGTTCGCTAAAATAAATTGTGGCAGAAAACTCAATTTTACCGACACCGTTGAACCCCAATGGATCCCCAACACCTAGACCAATAAAATTATCCACGCCATTGAACCAAGAATACTTATTCCAGTCCATCCCCGCCGTTTGGAGGATCGTCTCGCGCTTCTGGGCCACGGTTACGGGGTTGCCTGATACTGTGCCGTCGTTGCTGCCGATGGTGTCATCAAATGGGGTTGCGCCTCGGCCTGTGTAGGCGAAGTTTTTAACTGACGAATCAGCTATTTCGAAGTTGTAAATCAGTCCATTGAAAAATAAGCCGACAGTAGTGCTCAGGCGAGCGCCTAAATAGAATGATGTGCCAGAGCCAGAGCTTACAGCCGTTCCAGTCCAGACTTCGATTTCGTCGATTCTAAATGAAATCGCGTAGCCAGACAAATTAAAAGTAACAGATACATTTTGAAACCCCGACTCCACTGATACGCCCGTGACTGTTCCATCTCCCAAATTCCACTCACCACTGACTAGTAAGAGACGATAAGCAGAAGAACCCAAGGACCAAACAACTTGAGTAGAGGACGTGTCACCAACATAAATGTCGGCAGAAATTGTGCATGATCCAAAATAGTCAACGACAGAAACCATTCCTGTTGTCTCGACATAATCATCAACCGCATCAAACAGAATGTAATCAGAATACGCCGCAAGTTCTCGCACATCAGCGTCCGTTCCTTCCCCGCTACCACTTGACCCTCCGTCATGCACTCCATGGAACCCTCCACCGCCTGAGTCAATGGCTGGATAGCCGTCAAGGTCTGCTGCGGCTGAGTCGTTGAGTTGCCAGCGCGGGATTACAGTCTCGCTACGTGCTGTATCAATCAATCTGACGTCTGACCAATCTGCGCCCGTAAACGTTGACGTGCCATCCCAACCGACAATGACTGCCGAAGGTGCAACGCTGGTTGTCACTGAGGTCTCGAAGTCCTCCCACACATTCGCAGCTAATACCGTGTAGCTGATTGCCTGACCGCCGATAGTGGCAACCTTTGCCCCTGTTGACGTCGAGCGAATCTTGCCAGTAAGTTTATACGTTGATGCCCCTAATGCCGAGCAGTTCGCATTGATCGCCTTATCGTTGCTGCCGTCCGTATAGACGTAGCGACCCGTGTAGGGGATAGCGTCGTTGCCCTCGCCAGACTGGTCTGTGATGGACGTGTCCGAACTGAAAAAGTTCGTAAACAGATCGAGCACGCGGCCGACCTTGAAGTAGTTCGCAAATACAGCGATGGACGTGCGCAGCGACAAGCCAAGCCCGATGCCGATTGATGGAGCGTGACGCCTCATGCTAGTAAAGCGCGACGATGGACGTTGCAGTGGTTCCGGTCGCATTGACGCGAGCCGTTTGCACTGGCAGAATCGAGCCGGCAGTGACGCCGACAAATACGACTGATTCGCCAGCCGCTTCGCCCGTCAGATCGTCAATTGAAATGTCGCCTGCCGCGCCGACGTAAAGAGCGCGGCACGTGCCGAGTGCTAAATCAGTGGAGTCGTTCGGAGTGACTGCGCGAGTTGCGCCGC